CAACATGCATATCTTTTAATGCCCAGTGCAGAAGCATGTGTTCTGATTGCAGACTATATTAAGGACTATTCTCCTCTAGTTGCTATTGGAGAATCTGGTGTTGATGCTGATGCAATCAAGAAGCATGTTGCAGAGAATACCAAGACCATGATCATTACTCGGTGGGCAAATGTTCTTGGAGTAACTGTTGAAGAGGTTGATACTGTTATTAACTGCTCTGAGGGCAAATCTACTGAGTTTTGGATTCAAGGTGCATCGCGTGGTGGATCTGGAGATCATGACTACAAGGTGATTGAATTCTCTGCTCAAAAATGTCTGGAATCTCTGCGTCTTTCATACTCTATTGCTTGTGATAGTAATCCTGAACTGGTGAACTATACTTCAACAGACTTTGTTGCAATCTCTGAATGGAACAATGGTTTTGTTCAGATGACTCAGGATCAGATCAATCAAATCACCGCATGTGATATTGCAGACACACGTTCTCTGATCGCAAGTGCTGTATATCATATTGATATGGAGAAACTGAATGCGTTTGATCTTGATCTGAGTCTTAAATCTTCTACTTCAGACATCGCAAAAAGTGTTGAAGTAAATGATAATGACTCCAACGGCAAGACCAATATCAAGAAAGAGGGCAAATCTCCTGCTGTTCAGAATAAAGAACTGAGTCGCAAAAAAGAATCTATTAGGTCTATTTTGGAAGCAATTCCTCTGACTATTCTTTATGAACTACGTTCAGGTAAGAATGTTAATTCTGTAGAAAACGTTCTGAGTTCTGATTATTATTGCAGTTCTACTGGTGATGATCAGAATACAATTCAGCGTTGTATTGATGATGGATTGATTGATTATCAACGTTTGATGTATCGCATCTCACAAGCAGCAGTGGATATTTCTATTGCTATGCAAAATTCATTTGCAGATACTCTTGATACTCTGTCTGTTTCTTCAAAAGAACAACGTAGTATTCCTTTTGATATGTTTTCTGAAATGGTTGAGGGTTATATTCAACCAACAGATCAAATCTTGATTATTTGTGATCCTTCTGGATCGCAAGTTGCATATCTAATTGAAAAGTGTGGTGTGGATCCTCAGAACCTTTGGGTCTGGGAATCTTGCCAAACACACAATTTTCGTGTACAATTTGTAAATCGCAAAATTAATGTTGTTGATGATCTGGAGTCTTTGATGAGTAAGGTTCAATTTGATGGTGTGATTTCAAATCCTCCATATTCAATCAACTCTCATAAAACTGGTAAGTCTGCTTATGGTGATTTTGCAGAGATTGGTTATAATCTTTTGAAAGAAGGTGGTTATGGAGTTATGGTTCATCCTCCTGGTCTGAGGAAACCAAGCAATTCACGTCATTATCTAATGCGTGATGTTCAGGTTGAAAAACTTTCTATTCATTCTTCAAAAGAAGGTGTAAAGGTTTTCAATGCAAACACTTCTTATGATTGGTATGTTTACCGCAAGGAACAACGTTCTGGTCCTACAAAAGTTCAGTTTCAAAACTCTACTGAATGGGTAGATGTAGACTTCCGCGATTATCCTTTTGTTCCTAATCATAGTCTAGAACTCCTTCAAAAATATCTGAATACTGACTCTTCTATTCCACGTCTAAACTCTAAGATTGGACGTGCTCCACGATATAAAGATAAGAAGAATCCAAATAAGTTTGATCCCACAGTATACTTTGATGGATGTTTTACAAATGTAAATAAGACAACTCCTGATGGGGAACCTGAGTTTACCTATGATAAAAAACCACAACCATATTATCAACAGAAGAAAGTAATCTTCAAAGAAGGTGGTAATTTTTATCCATATTATGATGATGGTAACTATGGAGTCACTGATAATTGCATGTATATTCTTGTTGATAGTAAGGAAGAAGCAGATGACATCATTGAATACCTAAACTCTGATGAAGCAAATACTTACCGCGATGCATGTCAATTAAGCGGTGGATTCAGAACTGTTTGTTCTATGTTGAACGTCATTCCAAATCCTTATTATGTCAAAAAAGCAAACTAAAATTAAGAATGTAGGTTCAGAACTAGAACGTACAAAGAATAGAATTGATAATTCTGGAGAAGTTTTTACTCCTTCAGAACTTGTTAATGAAATGCTTGATGGTATTCCTGAAGAAAAACTTAAAGATCCTGATTCAAAGTTTCTTGATCTCTGTGCAGGATCTGGTAATTTTTCAATTCAGTTGAAGAGTTTATTGTGTAAGTATCATTCAGAAGAGCATGTTCTGAATAATATGATCTATACAATTGAGTTTATGGAAGATAATCATGAGGAACTATGCAAAAAACTTGGAGTTCCAACAAATCATCCTCATTATGTTTGTGGAGATGCACTTACCTATCACTACCGTTTTGATGGAACTCCATCAGAAATCACATTAGATCTTTTTGTATAATGAATTATAAAATTGTATACGATTTCTTACCAAGAGATGAATATCTTAATTTGAGAAATTTTTTATTTTCTCCTACTTTTCCTTGGTACTTTCACCCAGAGGTAGTTTCATATGGTGATGTAACAGATGCAAATTCACATGCGTTTATGCATACATTTTATGATAAACATAGAATAAATTCTCAATTTTTTGAATGTATAGAAACATTTTTAGATAAACTTGATATAAAATCTCTAGTACGTTCAAAGGTAAATCTATATACAAGCACAAGTGAACTTGTGGAGCATAAAATGCATAAAGATGCTACTTTCTCAATGAAAGGAGCAATTTACTATTTAAATTCTAATGATGGATATACAAAACTTTCTAATGGAAATAAAATTGAAAGTGTAGAAAATAGTATTCTATTATTTGATCCATCTACTGAACATTGCAGCACAAATTGTACGGATGAAAAGGCAAGATGTACTTTAATTTTTAACTATTTTTAGTGGACGGTTTTTGATCTGGCACACACAACCACCACCAGACTTAATGTTGCCCTATACTAATCACAGTTCAAACAAATTTATGAAAACCGAATTCATTTGCGTAAAACCAAAAAGTTCGAAAGCAAAGAATCGTTTTGCAAATCTTATGAATAGTCTACATTCTTGTCGTGTAGAGAAGAAAGAAGATGGAAAAGTATTTCTTGCATCCATCTCTGGCAATTACTTTTTTTGGATGAACCAAAGTGGAGATGATCACTGGGAAGTAATTAAGTGATAAGCACAGAAAAGTTTCCATTTGAATCTTTTCCAATCCGTCTAGAATATAAAGATGGAAAAGATTCAAGAATTTGTTGGTTTCAGTGTGAAGAACACTTGCAAAAGCATCTAGAAAGATATAAACTAAAGAAAAAAGACGTTACCATAGAGAATAAAAATGAAAAACCCACTCGGCGTCGTAAAAAACACCAGGACAACGTACAGCAAGTTTCTGGAACAAAACGTAAAAGAAGTTCTGGTACAAGTAAAGGACGAACCACCCGCTTGGATTCCACTAGAAACACTTCTAGCACTACAAAACCTAAGCAAAGACGAAAAAAATGAATCATGTTCTAGATGTAACAACACCGTGGTATGAATTTCTTTCATATCTTGAATGTTGTAACAGTTTGTGTATAAAACCAAGTATTACAAGATTTGTTGCCTACAATAGATATTATAACTCTGTTGTAAAAGATGATTAAATTCATTCGGAAGTTTTTTTCTCCATCTGAAAAAGTAGATTTGGAAGATGGAAACGTTTTTATCTTTGCAAATAAAATTCTTGAACTTCAAGAAAGAATTGAAAAATTGGAGAGTGAAAATGTAGAACTTACGAATGCATTATATGAAATGGAAAATAGGATAGATTGTAAAATTGACAAAATACATCCTGTAATTTATAATTTAGAAACTAAAGTTAGTTAAAGTGTAGGGGGTAGGAGGACAATCTTTGAACTGTCCACTACCCCTTGACTTTTGCTCTATTTGATGGCATACTTTAAATATGCAAAACAAACACCTCGAGCATCCAGAAGATTCTATTCTTACTGGAGATCTTTCTGTTCTGAAATGGTTCTCAGAACCAAAGAGCAAAATCTCTACAAAAATTGATGGTTCTGTTGCAATTGTTTGGGGAAAAGATCCCGCAAACAAACAGTTCTTTGTGGGAACTAAAGCAGTCTTTAATAAGAAAAAGATTCGTATTGCTCATTCTCATGAAGAGATTGATCAATTTTATGATGGTGAAGTAGCAATTATCCTTCACAATTGCTTTGATTTTCTTCCACGTATTTCTGGAATCATTCAAGGTGATTTTATTGGATTTGGTGGAACTGATGAGTACAAATCAAATACAATTACCTATAAATTTACTGATGTAGTTAAAGAAAATATTATCATTGCTCCACATACTTTTTATAGTAAAGGTAATGATCTAAGAGAAGTTAAAGCAACTCCTCTCATGAAAACTTTAAAGGGTACAGAGAATTGTAAGTTTATTCAACCAAAATCATCTCTGGATCCTTACCGCGAAGATCTTGCTGATTTTTGTAAATTTGCTCATCAGATGAGCACTCTCTGCGAATTTGTAAGTAACAGAAAGGCAATGGAAATCAAAAAGGAAATCAATGCCTGTATCCGTGAAGGTATTCCTGTCATTGACAGTATCATTGCAGAAGAATGTGAATGTGATATTAACTTGATCCGTCTCTGGAAATTGGTTGAGTCCATCAAAATGGACCTCTTTCCATTCATTGAAGATGTAGATAATTCAATCCGCTGTGAGATAAACGGTGAAGAATCTTACCATGAAGGTTATGTCATTCATAATCAATATGGAACTTACAAAGTAGTTGATAGATACGAATTCTCAACTGCTAACTTTAATTCTGGTAGGTTCTGATAATAAACCAGTGTGACGGTCTTTGAACCGTCCACTTTTGCTTGTGCTGTGGGTCATAATACCCTATATTACTTTTGTTGAGGCAATTACTTAATGCTTACTCTTCGTCCACATCAGGAACGCGGTTGTGATGCAATGCTTGCATATGACAAAGGACAACTTATCATGCCCACTGGTGCTGGTAAGACTTTGACCATGATTACTGATGCAAAAAATTATATTGAGTCTTGCAAATCCTCAACAATTGTTGTCGTTTGTCCCCGTATTCTTCTTGCAGAACAACTCTGCAATGAGTTTCTAGAGAATATCGATACTGCTAATACTCATGTGATGCACGTTCACAGTGGTGAAACATCACATTTCAAATCCACCAATCCTGAAAAGATTCATCTGTTTGTGAACACTGTTCGCACAGCAGGTGAGAGTGTGATTATCTTTACCACTTACAATTCTCTTGATCGTATCCGTCAGGCAGATATTGAGGTCAATACAATTTATTTTGATGAGGCACATAACAGCGTAAAGCGTAACTTCTTCCCTGCAACTGAGTTCTTCAGTCATGAAGCAAATCGTTGCTATTTCTTCACTGCAACCCGTAAGACTTCTGTTACAATCAACAAACCTGGCATGAATGATCAGGTTGTTTATGGTGACATCATCTGCCGTATTGCTGCTCCTGAACTTGTGAATGGTGGTTATATTGCCCCACCAAAAGTTCAAGTGAAGAAGTTTGATGGTATCTACAACACCAGGCACATTTCTCCTGATCTTGATTGCAGCAATGTCTTGGAAACCATTGATGACACCAACACAAAGAAGATTCTAGTCTGTGTCCGTACAACAAAACAACTAGTTAACATCATTACTCAGACTGATTTCACAAGTCAGTTGAATGATCTTGGTTATTCTTATCTTTACATCACCTCTAAAACTGGTGCTGTGATTGATGGGCAGAAGGTAAACCGTGAGGTGTTTTTTGATACTCTAAATTCTTGGGGTAAAGATCCTTCCAAGAAGTTTGTTGTTCTTCATCGTTCCATTTTGTCTGAAGGTATTTCAGTCAACAATTTGGAGACTGTGATCTTTCTCCGCAATATGGATGTTATTGAACTAACTCAAACTGTTGGTCGTGTTCTTCGCACTGCACCTAACAAGTCTTATGGTTTGTGTGTAGTTCCTGTTTATTCTCAGGTTGGTGTTGCAACTGAGAAAGCACTGCAAAAAGTTATTGATACTGTTTTTGAGAAAGGTGAAATGCTTGATTCTGTCGTGCGGAGGTGATTTGTGGATTGGATTAGAGTATGGGATGGAGAAGAAATTCTTCAAGGTTCTTGGGAATTGTGTAAAACTAAGCAATGGAAAATGTTTAGATATTGGTTTTGGAATGATATCATTGCTCCAATGGTTTGTTGTGATAACTATGTTGTAAAATGTACTTATTGTGGATGGAAAGGACCAAAAACACAACATACTTATTTCTGCTTAGATCACATCGTTCCGTATGTTAAAGCACCAGAACTTGCATTTGAGTTAAGTAATATTACTATCGCATGTAATCATTGCAACAAAAGAAAGGGTAACAAAACATTAGAAGAATTTTTAAATGAAGATTGCGCAACACAAGAGTGACATTTTAAACCCCAAACCAGTAGAAATGGGATTCACTGTAGGTAAAGATTTAGAATATGCCGCAGTTCCTGTTATGGGTAGTGACACAAAACTTGCTATAGTATACAATGCACAAATTCTAAAAGTATGTCGTAACCGTAAATCTGCACTGAATTTTATACAAAAACACAAAAAAGCAGAACGAGACCGTCGCGCAGGTGCCAATGGTCCTTTGGGATAGAATTATGGAAAAAAACGGTTTTTGCTCCAGTGCTGGACTGGATTCTCAGTGAGATGAGACTGAGACTAATGATGACACCATGAAACCAGTAAATTCAGGATCGTTGTGCCAGTTGGAGAAAGTGTCCACTGATACTTGATTTAATGGAAACAACTTATATACTAACAATGTTGGGACATTAACCATGCCAATGACTCTTTCAGTTTCAAATCTTTCTTATGAAGAGTTGGTTCTTCTTCAAGAAATTATTATGAGCATTTCAATTGATGGTACTTTTGAAGAGGATCTTAATGATAAAGAAGTTTTTAATTCTCTCTATGAAAAAGTAATGAACTCCTGAAGTCAATCTGTGCTAAACTATTAATGTATTCAAAACACTACTATGCATGATTTTTTGGACAACATGACACATTCAGAAAAAGAAGCACTTTCTGAAGATTGTGAGGATTTTCTTCTTCACCGTCACATTCCTCTACATTCTCATTCTTATGAGAACATTATAGTGCAAGCAATCCGTGAAGGTTATCAAATGTCAAAGTTTGACCGTTATGTGAACAAACCACTCTAATGTGTGGTATAATTTTAACGTTCATCATAGGTATCAAAAATCATGAATCATGAAAGGCATTATCATACTGAAAGTGAACGCCGTCAACTTGATGGTGTTGTCCATGATGCAGAAACAAATGGGTGGAGTGTTTCTAAAATTAATCGTATGAAAACCAGGGCAAACAATCTTCCCGATAATTCTTTGGTTAATGAAAATAAAGACGTTGCATAGTAGTTTAAATAACTCTAACTTGGAAAAACTGCCAATGAAAGATCAAAACACCATTCAAGATCCAGAAAACAACATTGACAAATGGAATCGTGGTCTGGATTTATTCATTGAATCAGTTTACAAACCAGATTCCGAATTACGTCAGTGTGCGCGTAATCAAAAATGTCATGATGAATTGATGGAGATTAGAGATGAGGTTTTGAAGTATCTACCCTCACTCAGGAAAAAGTGAGGGTTTATTGTTCACAAATGCATGGGTTGTGACAGTATTGAAAGTTGCACACATGAGGTGGTGATTGCCTGTGTTCATGCCCTATAATTACTAGGTAATCAAGCAAAGGACCACATGGGCACCAGGGCACGAATTGGTATCCAACTTTCAGACAACTCTGTTCTTTCCGTTTATCACCACTGGGATGGTTATCCGCAATGGTTGGGTCGTATTCTCAACACTCACTACAATACAAAGGAGAAAGTAGCAGAGTTAATTGACGGTGGTGATATGTCATCTTGCTGGTCTGATTCTGTATGGGGCAAATCTTTTGCGGATGGTCGCAAGTATGGTCCCGAAACTTATGCTGACCGTGGTGAAGATTGTCCTCCCAGACTTGATGATAGTATTTTTGAGTTTCTTGAGAAAGAAAATAATGAAGAGTATGCTTATATTTGGACTGTGAATAATGTATGGAAAGCAATTAATATGAATCAGTTTGACGATTCTAAAGCACCCGAAACTATTGAAATTCCTTATGGTGCTCTTGCCTGTTAAACCAGTTGAACAACTGTCCTAGGATGCCTTGAGAGGTGCCTAGGACACCCTATAATACCTTCATACGCAATCAACTGATGACTACTTCCTTTGCTGACTACGTTGCCACTCAGGATGCTCGCAATGAGATCCAACTCAACGTCCGCAAGTATACTCTTATGCTGTGTGATGCTCTGCTTGATAACTTCAAACGTCGTAACAATGGTGGGACAAGTGATTACAAGTTTTTCATTGAAGAAGGTGGACGTAAATATCATCGTCTCATGATGGAAACTGGTGGTGGTTCTCGTTCTATTCATGCATTCATTGATAAGAAAACTGGTGATGTTTACAAACCTGCCAGCATCAAAGCACCTGCAAAAGGTATTCGTTTCAATCTGCTTCTGATCAAAGATCGTGAGTGGTTGCTTGAGCACGCAGATTGGGCAGGTGGTTATCTTTACATGAAGTGATTATGAATCGAACTGAAACCCTAGCATATGGTTCTCTTGTTCTTTTATTGACTGTGTTGACTATTCACACTGTAAATGTTGAACAAGAGAGACCAGAAAGACGTGAAAGTATTTGTGCAACACTTCCACAACCACATCCAGATTGTCAATGAATTACACTAAAGAACAACTTGTAGATGCACTTTGTGCGGAATGGGATTGGTTATGTCATGATGATTTTGATCCTGAAAATGATCCCAGTCCAGAAGAGTTTCGTGAATCAATGGAGAAACTAACAGCAGAACAACTCATTAGAGAAACTGGAACTGATGAATACTTTTCTCTTGATGAATATATGGAACGTTATGGATGATATCTAAATTGTTGAACATTAAAACCCATGAATATTAAATCAGAGAAGGATTATTTGATTGACAATGTGAAAGAGGCAATAAGAGTTTGCCATACCGCACCAGATATTGAGGATCAGGGGTATCCTTATGCTGCTGGATATGCACGTTCATGTCTACAAAGTGTATTGGAATATTTGATGAAAAATGAAGAGAATGAGGACAGTTGATAATGTGTCCACTCGGCACATGACACTACCCCAGTCTGCCCTATACTTACAAAGTAAGAAAGAGACACACCAGTGACCATCACCGAACGTAATCAGAAACTCTACGATTTGAGAGAGAAACTATTAAAGAAACGCACAGAACTTGCTTGGATTGAGACTGAAATCATGGCAGTGAATCAACAATACAAAGATGCACAGATGGGTGACCTCTACACTGAAATGTTTGGAGGTTGATGATGCAAACAACTACTGCAACATACAAGATTGAAGTGACAACTGATGAAGGATCATTGTCATTTCTTAAAGTGATGCCTACCAAACCAAAAACACACAAAGGAGTTAAATCTCAGAACAATAAGTTATCAAAATGGGTAGAGAATAACTATCCTAACTTCATTTCTTACGACATTTCTCCTCAGAACTGATGATTACTTCCAAAGCACACATGATCAAAATCATGTCACAATGTGATGGTGCTGATACTCTCACCCGCGAAGAAAAGTTTCAAGTCTTTGTCAATGTTTGTGATAATATGCTGAAGGAAGGTAGACTGAGCAAAGCAACTCACAAGCGTTGGACTGAGATCTGGTGACCAGTTGTGGAAGTGTCACACCACTGCTTCCACTGCCCACTCAATGCCCTATAATAAGTTCATCAACGCAAGACACCTCATGCAACTGACCAACTCTGCCACGATTGTTGATTTTTTCCCTGAGGCATTCATTGCCGAATCTTGTGAAAAGAAAGGTGTAAAGACTGTTGTGAAGCGTTTTATCAAACGTGTTTATTTCCGTGCTACTGGTCAAAGATCCTATAGTGTTGTTGGTATGATTGATGCCAAGAATGAGTGGGCATCTCGTATTGCAAAAGGTGCTATAGTTACTGGATACAATACTGAGAAGATGCCTTCTGATGAGTATATGCCAATGATGTGCTGATTATGATTTCACTACCAAATCCAACTAAGATTCTTTCTGCAATGCCCACAACTACT